ATCAAACAACCAGCAGCAGAGTTATGCACAGCTAACCCTTCTACGTTGTAAGTGTGGGAGTTCTCGACGGTTAGATCGTTAACAAGTCCAGAGTATTTAATTTTTCTTTTCTTTTTTATTTGCATGGTGCCACTTTCTAGCTTTGAGGTAATTTGTCTTTAATATCTCATCATCACTAAATAATACTAAATAATCTTCTCCAGAAGAGAAAAGTGATGATCGTAGTTTTTTTTTGTAGTAAAGCCCTAGCCCTTTAACTTCTACGATTGTTTTCTCATTTATAATAAAGTCTGGAAAATACATCCTAAAGACACCATTTTCGTCTTCATATTCAATTGGGTTGTTATAATAGAACCCCGACCTAGACTATATTTCTGTGATTTCGTCAAATTCTGTCAAGTCTTTTGCTGTAACCCAGCCTCTATTGCTCGTTAAGAACTTGTGATCTTCTGTACACCGAATAATTTTGCCGTTTTCCATGGTCATTTCAATTATTTCTTCATCCACTAGATAAGAAAGTGTATCTGCAACAATTTGCGAACCACCAAAAGCGTCTACAACGCTTTCTCCTTTCTTTATTATAGAGATTGGTTTCAATAAGCCGTTAGACATTCTCACCCTCGTGTCTGGCAAAAAGCACCCTCTTCCTGGTCCGCTGATCCAGCCCTTGCTTTTGATGAAGTTAATGATGTCCCATACAATCAAGAAATAACCAAACAGCTTCGCCCCCTTAATAACTCCAAACTCTTCGTTGAATTGGTCTAGGTATCTTTGCTTGGCTTCTTCTTTTTCTACTTTGCCCGTCTTCCCAAGTAATTCATTCCAGCCTTGTCGGCATAGCTGCTTTAGATACTCTTCCTCGGACTCTCCATTTGGAGTGGGGAAGGTTGGCAACATTGGCTTCTCAAGAATATCATACTCTGTACAAGAGTCTACAATACTGCAAATATCCTCACAAACAACTGCGTGATCCTTGTTAGGTACGCCAAAGCTATCTTCTGTGAAGAACTTGATATAGGGTTTTAGTTCGTCTTGAACTTTACCCTTACCAATATACTTCATCATGTCGGGAAGGGGCACCTTCAACCCAGAGCATAAAGAAATTCTATGAATATCTACCTCTGACTTGTCCGTGTAGAAGTAATTCTTAATCTTCCCGCCCTTCAAGTAATTATCGCCACCTGGGCACAGTGGCGTCTGTTGCTTACGTCCAACATAGATCAAGTTACCACGTTTGCAGTACTCTTTGATGACAGTCATTTCATCTTGGTGCTGAATAGCCGACACAATTGCGATAAGGTCAAACCAGCCATCTTTGTTTTTAGAAAACAGACTAAACCCATCAAAAGAACACCCAATGATTGGCTTTATACCAGCTTTCTTACACTCTTGAAAGAATCGGACAGTGCCCGAGATACTCTTGTAATCAGAAATACCACATGCGGTATATCCATTGTCTTTGCATTTCTTAACTAAGGCCTTGGGTTTTGAGAATCCTAGTTGTAAGCTGTAGTGCGTGTAGTTACACAGTGGTGCGAAATTTTCCAATTTTTCCTCCGGTTGGTTGTCCTATTCTATAATAGTCGTCGGCGACGTAATCGACAACCGAAAACCATCAAAAATTTTTGATTATCCTGGGCTTTCGTAGTAGTCCACTTTGAATCCAGGCTTTTTAAGCTTTTTAGTAGCAGCGTCTATGCCGTATGTCTTTATCGTGTCTTCTACGTGTTTACACTTCATCTTTCCCGTCTCTGGGTCTATTTTACTAAACTCGCAAACGTACTTACATTTCCAACTATTTCTAGCAGAAGATACTGGCCTAGGCTTTTTAGTATTGCTAATTTCTTCAAACTTTTTTCTTAGATGTTCAAGAAACATTTCGTCATCTTCTTTTCCATACATCATAGAGAAAGGTCCGCCGTCTCTTAAAAAGAGTATAGTCATTACTCTATTTTCTACTTCTGGATATAATCTGGATAACGCGTGGTTGTACAACAATAGCTGAGGGTCTTTTTGCAGCTTTGCGTAGTCTTTAACTTCTCCAGTAGCAAAGTCTTTTCTTTGGCCACTTTTGTAGTCTACAACCTCTATAGTGTTGGAGTCTGGCAGCATTACCGAATCTATCGTTCCCTTGATAGATAGTTGCATTTTTTTACCTTCATGCTCGAAGTGTGCCCAGTCCTTCTCTATGGGTAAATCAAAGTGCTTCTCAATCGCTAAAACATTACTAGTTCTTGGGTCATATTCTTTTTTCCAGTTTTTAAGTCCTACATACACAAGTTTCTCTACGAACTTGAAAGTATCTTTAATGGTCTCATCGTCAACCTTTTCAGAAAACTTTGGTTTATTGAAATCTAGTTCTGGATGAGAGGCCCCATAGTAGTCATAGCTTCTCCTAATAAGGTCATCTACAAATTTGTCTGTATGCAGCCCCTTTTTAGTAAACTTTACCAATCCTATCGCGTCATCGATAAAAGATTGCTTATCTCCGTCTTGTAGTATTTTTTTACACTTACCTAATATCTCCATAACTCGATGCGTGCAGGTGCCAAGGACCGCCTTAAGACCACTTGCGTTTTGATACCCAAGTCCATATATTTGATAGTATTGCATCTCACAAAAACTATGACAACCTAAAGAACTGCTTCTAAAATAAGGAATTAGTATCCCCATGTTTCACTCCTTGTGTTTAAGTATTAGCTCACACTGTTCATATAAGTATTCTAGTGTAAACTGGTTTTTCATTATGTTGATATCTTTGTGAACTAACCAAATGTTGTCTTTGGTGTACCCTTCTTCGCTGTCTATCCTATCCACAGAGACGGTTTGACAATTTTGCTTCTCTTTTGTTTTCTTAAAAGCTATTGGCGTCTTGGTCATCGCACACAAGCCTCCTTGCTCTTCATACTTGTCCCAAATGTCTTCAATCGTTATGTTAAAGTCTATATTTCTTCTTTTTGCTTGACATTTTACAGAATGAAAAAACCTACCAGGAATTGTGTGGTGAGATCTTTGCCTATTGTGGAAATCCTCTTGTTTTTGACTATAGGTTTTTTCTCTAATGGTGATTCCGTGTTTTTCTAGTGCTTTTCTAACTATAGACTTTCTTTTGAATCCTCCTAGCTCAGCCACCTCTTTCAATGTCATGTTTTTGTCTACATAGTATTCTTCTAAAAATTCTTTTGTGAAAGTTTTAGAGCTATCATACACGTGACCTCTGCTAATGCCATGACGACTCAACGCCTGAGACACAGAGTTTGAAGACTTGATGCCAGTCTCTTTGGTTATGACTTGGATGCTTTTAAGTTGATTTACATAGTGTTCTTCAAGAAAATCTTTGGTTAACATGTCTTTTGGTCCCATTTTAATTTCTCCTTATTTAGAATTGGGAACTTCTACACATATTATACACCCAAAGTTTTATTTATGTCAAATTAAATAATTTGACCTGGCAAACTTCTCAACTAACGCACAAGCGTCTGTAAGTGCTAGATCTTGGTTGTTGATTACTGCGTCAAAGTTGCCCCAATCATAGACATCGGCGTCTAACGCCACCTCGCTAGGGTGGTCATCTTGAAACATTTCTCTGTCAAGCCTGATGACATAACCACCAGCATCTTTAATTGCTTGTACTTCATCTGGGAATCTAACGTCTGTTACGATGGCTAACCCTGATTGCTCTGCCTTGATCTTGTTGATCGTGGCGTTTACCCAGATCGGGCCGTGCATCTTTCTTCCAATTTCTGTACCAAAGAACTGCAAGAACTCTCTACCTGTCATCATCCCTTCGGAATGCAAAATTAAGCCTAGTCCATTGGCGATATCTTGGTGTATCTCTTCGGCACCGTCGCAAAGCAAATTATCAGAGTTTGCATTTATTGTAGAGGGCGTTATTACTCCTGGCATATCTTCCCATCGTAGATGGGTAGTCTCCATCTTCTGTGCGTCTGTGCCATAAGCAGAACTTGGTTTAAGTTCAAACAGATTGATAGCAGCTTCTTTCAAAGAGTCTGCAAAGCTATAGTTCTTCACAAAGGGGAAGATTCGATTCTCTGCCGCCTCTAGGAAGGTATAGTCTTTACGATAAAGGTCCAAGACTCCCCAGTCTTCTTTTCCATTCTCAAATTTTGTCAAGACGTTTAGCTCTCCAGTCTCCAACATATTGAAGTCTGACACTACTCCTCTTTGTTGCAGGATAACACCATTCAGGTGATTAGCCGAAGAATTCTTTCCGCTCTGTTTTCTCCCGCTGATTCCGATGATTTTACAACTCATTTTTACCTCCTTTTTTGTGTGAATAATTCTGTAAATTTGTGGCTCTTTCTCGGCAATCTAAAGTTATTACTTTTGTAAAATGTTTCATAAAATCATAGATTATACCTCTACCCTTGTTTTGAAGCCATGCTTGGCTGACGTTTTGTTAAATTTCAAAGCAGCACAGGCCACTACATCTAATCCATAGTGATCTGCTAAGATCAAGGTAGAAACAATTACGTCTCCAATTTCATCTGCTAAATCAGAGAGTCCTTCTTTTCCACCTTTCATTCCAATTCTCGCCCTTTCGAGCTTCTTCACTTCGTTTAAGACTTCTCCAGCCTCACCTCCCATCTCACAAGCTTTGAATAAGGCACTTTTCTCTTCGCCTCCCCATTCATTTGTTCTTGTTTCAATAGCTTCTATCAGTAATTGTAATCTGTCTGAAATCATATTGCGAAAACTCCTACTATCACGCCAACGAAAAAACCTAAGGCTAGCACCATTAGGCTGTATAAAAGAAAATTGTGTGTGCTCATGTCCCTACAGTTGAGAGGACATTTATAATCCTTGGTTGAGGATTGATATGGATTTATAGGTTCGTTTTCATATCCGTGAGGCATTAGTATAGCCCTCTTAGGTCTTTAAGGATTGTGCTTTTGATTTTATCTGGAGCCATTTGGGCTACGTCTCTTCTTGTGGGCACCTTAGGAAAGATAAGCCTAAACATTCTGTCGTACTTACGCTGAATCTTGATCTTGGCTTCTCTTCCAGGTTGGTCGTGGTCTGTCAACACCACTAGCGTGGTGATACCCATTTCGTCTAGTAGGGTTTCATGCCTAGGTGATAGCTCTTTGCCTAGCATACTGATAGCATTGAACACACCACACTCGTGCAACCTCCAAACGTTGCCCTGGCCCTCACTAAGAAAGGCACAGTTAGTCTCTCTTATCTTCTCAATGGCTCTGTGGTGATTGTAGAAGTAGTTTCTCTTGTTGAACCCAGGCTCAATTACAAACTTAGGATCAATATAGTCAAGGGTAGACCTACCAATAGCCCCAACTTGGACAGTACCATCTTTGTTATGGATAGGAATGACGGCCCTATACTTCATAAGGCCGTTGACTTTGCAGTCTCCTACGCCAAAATGATCGATGGTGGCGGGCTCAAATCCACGATAAACGAAGTACTCCGAAGGAACCTGCGTTTCCCACTCCCTGCCGGGCTCGTCTGCGACTTCGTCGGTTGGTTTGTAGAACTTGTCGACCAAGCCAAAAAAGCTGTCAGGGGCCTCCTTGTGGATCTCTACGGTGTCGATGTCTCTGGTGTCTAAATTCAAGACTCTGAAACACCAACCTAGGGTCTCTCCAAAGCTAACCTCTTTTCCTTGCTTTTTAGAGAGCACTCCGCGAATAAGGCCAAAGATATCACAACTGTAGTCAGAGTGACATTCGTGAGTCCAGCACTTCCACATGTTCTTTTCAACACTATAAGTGAAAGCACTAGGATTATCACTATCATCATGGATAGGACAACAACCAATATAGCTACCGCCGTCCTGTTCAACTTCAAGCTCTAAGTTAGCAAAAACCATCTCTAGGTTTTTGTACATAACTGATTTAAGCTGATTCAGATCCGTTTGCTTCGATTTCATCTAGGTCGTCCTCATTTACAAGTCCTGTGTCGTTTTTGATTTCTATGTGTGCGTCGTTCCTGGTTCCTATTTCCAAAAGCTTCGCTTGGTCACCAATCATGTTCATATTGATATAGTTACCATCGACTAGTCCTGGCCCATGCCTAGCGGCGAGAACGACAGCTTTACGGTTGCCATTCTTTGTCCCGTCTTGGGCTATCTCTTCCTCAGACTTGTTCTTGAAGATCGTACACGAAGTACAAAGCCAAACCAATCTGTCAGATCCACTAACCGCGTCGGTGCTTTCCTTACTGATACCATCCCTATTCAATTGAACGAAGGCTAGGCAGGGAATGTCAAGCTTGACACATAGATCGTGTAGGGCCGTAATCTGGAAACCAAGCACTTGATACTCTTGAATGTTACCGCTGATACCCTCAGCCGACATCATCTTCAAGTAATCAAACACCAATAGACAGTCATTTGTATTGCCCTCTTCATCTTGTCCAACTTCGTGCATCACCCATCGCTTAACGATGTTCAGGATACTACTAAAGGATTTACCAGCAACACTAACGTAGTGGTAGGGCAAAGCTTCTAGCTGTCGACCTGCGGCAATGACCTTTGACTTCATGTTTTGGTCTTCTGAGAACTTGCCCGTCTCAATCATCTTAATAGGCACACCACTAAGGCTAGCCAAAATACGATTGATGTGATCCTCTTTGCTCATTTCCGTGTCGAGCATCAAGGTGGGTGTTCCATCTAGTGCTGCATTAACGGCGACGGCGTCACCAAACACAGACTTACCAGTCTTTGGTCTAGCGGCAATTAGGTTAACAGTCTTTCTTCTTAACCCGCCCCCGATTGCTTCATCGTAGTGCTTGAAGTGTGTTGGGATACCAACTAGGTCGCAAGGGTTTTCTTCTAGGTAGGTTAGATGGTCCATGACCCCACTACCAAGTACGATAGTCTTGTCAGTAGATTCACCTTGCCTCACAAACTCTTCAACGGGCCTCTCAAGGATATTGATAATCTCATCAATAGTCTCGCTACCGTTGATATTTGAGACTGTAGCCTTAATACTATCTGCCGTAACACAGATAGACCTCGCATACTCAAACTTCTTAACCTGAACGGCAAAGCTAAAAACATTGGCCTTGTTTACGAAAAAGTTAGATAGCGACTTGATGTAGCTTAGTTCTTGTTCTGTCTGAATAACGTCAAGTAAGTTTAGACCTTCTGCGGCAGACAAGATTGCGGGCAAGTCTACTTGTTGTTCTGCTTCGATTACTCTCTTCAAACACTTATAGATCACTTGATTGCTAGTAGAAGCAAAGGAGTTTTCTGACAGAACGTCGTGTACCTCTACATAAGCCTCTGATCCGTACTGTAGAAGTCCAGCCAGTACGGCCCTCTCTGCACCATTGTCACATAAATTTTCCATATTCTCTCCTATCTTCCACCGCCAACACAATTTTCACAACGGTAATAAGCCCTACTACTGGTCATCAAACCAGGAGAAATCTCTTTGGGCTGGTGACACACAGAGCAGTTTACCTTAATCATCTCTACTTTCTTGCGAACACGAGGCATTGGGTCTTTCTTGATCTGTGTCTCTTCTTTTCTTTCTTCTCCAGCATCCACCCAAGTATTGCTACTGGCCTGGACTGGAACAGATTTTCTATCTTCCTTATCGTCTCTGTTGACGGTGAAGTCATCATTCACGATTCTTTTGGTCATCGCTGGCGGCTCTTCATACACTGGGCCAGTGTCTTCTGTTTTGTTAGACTTGGCGTCGACGGCTTGAAGTCTGGCAATCAGTTCCTTCATTTGGTCTTGCGTAAGAATATCAAGGACCACGTTTATTAGTTCTTGTTTCGTTATCATTTTCTTGACTTCTCCATTAGTACCTCTCCACGTTTCTTGATGTTGAGAGATTTAAGTTCTAAGATCTGATACTTAGACTCAGCTATGAGTCGTAGCTCTTCGACCTTTTCGGCGTATATGTTTTCGCGAATCACAATTGGTTTCTTTGACTCGTGCTTAGTGTACTTGTCAAAGCCAGACTCTTTCTCGTATTTGCTTACGATCTTTTCTAGCTGACTGTTGCACCAGTTGAGTATAACCCTTTGCTTGTTCGCACAATCCTGAATGTAAGAACAGTATCCAAACAAAAAGTAGGCCCCATCGAGTAATTCTTTGGAGCCCATCCGTCTTAGGTCTTCTGCGGTTAGGTCCGCGTATGATTTATACTGTTCTTTGTATGTCGAGTCTGTAAAGTGATTGCACTCAATAAACTCGTCAATTTGAACTAGATACTTGTCAAGTTCATCCTGGGCGTAATTGCTCTCTCCACTCATCTTCTGCTCCTGAATACTTGAGTACGATTAGTTCGATGTCATTAAGTTCACACCAACGTGCCTTGTCTTCGTCTCTGTTTAAGCCTTGAAGAAAAGCAGCCTTGTTCTTATGAAAGAAGGGCGTGTACTCATAATGCTGCTGACCGTGAACCTCTATGGCTAGCCTTAAATTTGGTAGGAAGAAATCGAAGTACAACACTGATTTCTTTTCAGCTATGACGCTGCCTGGAAGCTTTACTTCTTCCAGAACAACGTAGCTGTGATAGATACTAGATATGATTTCTCTAGCTTTTAGATGGTACTTAGACCTGTTCTTAGTAACCGTGTTTGAAGTATTGTACTTAGCGAGGTTCCAACTGTATTCTCTACCGTTAAAACCTAGTACTCTCATGCAAACAACTCATTCATTTTCTCGTTCATAACAGGAATGAACTCAGGATGATCTTGGAAGAATCCTTGCAGCTTAGCCATACCCTGGAATTTGAAGGCCTTGTCGATATTCTCTTGCTTAGAGGTATCAGTGCCCTTCTCTTCTAGGTACTTGGCAACCAACGGATGCTCTGGATCTTCTGATAGGGCACAAACTGTATACCAACCAGAGCCAGAGATTAACCTGTATTCACAAGCAGCTTCTAGCATTTCCTTTACATCGTCAATTCCAATGCCATATCTAAGCCATCCAACAACTTTAGTACCAGGGATAGCCCCAGTATTAGACGTTAGGACTTCCCAGTTTAGACACTGACCAATGTCAGACTCACCCTCTTTGCCCTTCCAAGGTGTCTTGAAATTGATAACAAGGTTTGTACCCACTTGGTATTGGAACATGTTGCCGCAGTCCGTCATCTTAGTCTTACGAGAAGGTCCGGTGTCTGCAATTTGGTGAGCAATACAAATCAGGATAATTCCGTTCTTTGTAATGTAGTGACTAGAACGCTTAAAGAATTGAGCAAGCAGTCTTGGCAGGCTATTTCTAGTCTGTGCATTAAGCTTGTCTTCCATTTCGTTCTTTGGGACCAAACTAGATAGCGAGTCAATCAAGATTACGCAACCCGGCACAGTCTTACCATAACGCTCAGCAATGTCCAAGAACATTTCGCCAGTAACGGCAACCTTGTCTGTAGATTCTACAATCTTCAAAGCTGCAACATCAAGACCCTTGACGCCATCGAAGTTCTGGCTGTTAAGTCTACCTTCACTGTTGAGGTAAACCACTAGCTTGCCCTTCGCTTGACACTTGGCCGCGAAGTTAAGGGCCGCTGTTGTCTTTCCAGTCTTAGGTGCCCCTGCGATACCTACTACTGTTCCTTCTCTGATGCCCCCGTTAAGTGCAGAGTCAAGGGCTGGAGAAACGCTAATGGTTTTTAGCTCTTGGATTTCTCCCAAGACTTCTGAACCACTCTTGATAATGTCGCCGTACTCTTTCAATAGGGCGTTAGAAGTATCATCGTCAAACTTCTTCTTCTTTTCTACTGATGATTTTTTCGCCATCTTTACCTCTTAGCTTGTTAAGTATAGAGCCCTTACCCGCAGGTCTAGCTTTTCTACGAACAGGATTGTCTTTTACTTCCAGTGTTTCTTCTTTTCTATTCTTCTCTTCTCTAAGAAGCCTTTCGTGATGCTTCTTAATGATGGGCTCAATAGGAGGGTTGATCTTCCAACCTCTGCCGTTTTGAAGACCAATGACTAAGTATCTATTGAAGTCGGGTGACTTGATGGCAGCTAGTACAGCTTCTTCGCTGTATCTTTTAGCAAGGGCTCTCGCCGCATTCATCTGCTTCATCCAAATCCAGTGATTAGGGTCGCCCTTGGTCCAGAATTTGTATCCTGGTTTCTCAAGGTTCATCCTCTCTGCCCTTCTAAGAACTAGATACTCTGCTACATAAGCCTCAAAAGTACAATGCTCACCCGTATGAATGTGCTTGTACTTGTACTTATCAGACTGCTCTTTCTGATACTCTTGATTGAACAGCTTCGGCTTTTCTTTAGCCATTGTTAGTCCTTGTTTTTAGGTTCCCATTCCCATCCGTAAATCCAGTACATCTTCTTCTTACTCCACCACGAGGGCTCATAATAAAAAGCAACACGTAGGTTTTTTCTGTTGTACCATCCGACCAGTTCTCTGTCTGCGTTGTTTGAACAAGCAAACCCCTTGTCGAAAAGGTGTACATCTTCAAAGGTCTTTTGATCTTCTACTGATAGGTATTCTACCAAAATTTCTTCTACTTCCATATCCACATAACCTCTCTAAAGCAGTTTTCAATACCGTCTTCAAATGAATCCATGACCTGAAAGGCGGGCAGTTGAATTGTTGTTTTTAATACCGAGTTGTTTAACACGGTTCCAATGGTCATCGTTTGTGTCGTTGCGACCCCAGGCGAACCCAGGGCTGACTTACTCAAATACAAACCATCGCCCTCTACGGGCTGTCTGTATACACTAGACCTATACCTAAGGCCCACTTCTTTTACTTTCAATTGCCTTTCTTTGCCCCGCTCAATGATCTTGTACCAATCATCGAATTCGTTAAAGAAATAAAGAGAGTCATCAGACAGAGTAACGACGATCCAGACCTTAGTCTTATCTTTTCGATACTCTGCCTTCCACTCTTCAAGGCTGCTTACAAGTCTGTGATCTTGACTGTGCATCTTTTTTGCCTTCTTGTTGATCCAGAGCTTCTCTTAAAGTCGTCACCACGCATGGTAGCGGCCTCTGTTGCTACTACGGCTCCACCCTTCTCAGGGTCTCCGTACCTAGCGAACTGTCCACCAGCCTTTGTCTTCATGATCTTAACATGTTCCACGTAGGTGTTGACGGTTTCTTCTGATCTCTCCAAGAACGCAGAAATAGCTTTTACGCTCTTGTGCATCCAGTTCTCATCGATATAGAACTTGTCTGCCTTACTCAGTGGTCCTGGTTTAGCCATTTAGGATACTCCTGTTTGCTCGCCAGTAGATAGGCTCTCTCTTGCTCTTTAGGAACTCAACATAGTCATTGAAGCAAGCTTCTGTGCATGTTTTGTAACTAAAGAAGTCCTTGAGGTTCTTATTTCTACGAGAAAAAGGACCAGCAGGGTTGTATAGGGAGCCATTATACAGGGCTAACGAATACTTGATAGACTCTGACCCATCACTGTTAGTGGTTACGGTCTTCTTTGCGAAGTAGGGCTCGCTCTCTAGTACTTCTTTGGCATCAATTCCAAAGTAAAGAGTCCCCTGCTTTCTTTGCTCGCCCACTACAAAGTTCTTCTCTTCTTGTCGTAGGGTCACTTCGGCAGTTGAAGGTTGTTGTGGTGCTGGAGTCAATTCTGGCTCCACAGTCTCCTTTGAATCTACAACAGGGCTTGGCCTTACAGGCTGTGCTGGTGTTGTAATTGCGTCAATAGAAGCTTCAACTGTCTTTTCTGTACTTTCTTGCATTAGTATTCTCCGTCGTCGTCGTAAAGGAAGGCGTCATCGTTATTATAGCCGGAATCGCCTTCGAGAGCCGATAAAACTCTGCCCAAAATGCCATTTCGTTGAATATCGCCGTAATTTAACTTGGACACGCCCACGCCCTTCACGCCCTCAAGACGCCCCATGCAAAAGGCTAGTCCACTCTGACCATGTAAATCGGTCTGGTTCGTATCTCCATTGATAAGAACCTTTGTGTTTTCGCCCATACGGGTGATGAACATCTTGATCTGATCGGAAGTACAGTTCTGTGCTTCGTCAAGGATCATGTAGGCGTTGTTAAAGGTCGCCCCTCTCATCAATTCCAAAGGCTCATATCTAATAGAGCCCTCGTTCATGAATTTGCCGTAGTTAACTTTCTGTAGGAACCACTTTAGGTTCTCTTCCATGGGAGCAAGGTGAGGCATTACCTTTTCACTGACATTGCCAGGGAGGGCACCAAGTTCTCGACCAGTACAGACTAGGGGTCTGGTAACAATGATCTGATCTACCTCTCCAGTGTACAGCTTGTTAGCTGCCATACCAGAGGCGATATAGGATTTACCACTACCTGCGGGACCAGAACAAAAGATGATATCATTCTCGACAATTGTGCGAATGTAATCCTTTTGATTCTTAGACTTGGCAGATAAGCCACGAGGCTTTTGTGAAACTTCCTTTTCTTGGTTTCTAGCTTTACGTCTTGTTGTCATGTTTACTCTCTGTTAGTGTCCACTTGAGCCGAACCCTTTTGCTCCACGATTGGAGTCAGATAGGGCTTCCGCCTCGATCAATTTGAATCTTGGCACTCCCTGAATCAAGATCTGTGCGATCCTGTCTCCTTTCTCAACCTTGTATAGTGGCGTCCCTTCCTCTCTGTGTGCCATTTGAAGACACACTTTGATTTCTCCACGATAGCCGCTGTCAATGACGCCAGCAAGCACATCAATGCCGTGCTTAGCAGATAGGCCAGAACGCGGCCAGATGAGCCCCACATAGCCCTCTGGGATCTCCATAGAGATATCGGTGCAAACTAGATTGGGGCCATCATACAGCACCACCTCTTTGCTTGCATAGAGGTCAAAGCCTGCATCTGATTCATTTGCCTTAGTGGGCAAAGTTGCCGTATCTGACAGTTTAATGACTGCCAGTGGTGCGGGTTCAAACACTTTGTCTACAAACCCATCTATTTTCTTATTTGCCCCTTCAAGAAAGCTATCGATCATCCCGTTGGAGTCGATCTTTCCATTTTTAATGAATCCGTCAAACATTCCTGTGTGCATATTTCCTGACATATTCTCTCCTACTTGTCGTCGTCTGTAAAGACTTCCAATGTGGCTTCGTAAATGTTAATAAGTTGTGGGCTCATGCCAAAACGTTTGGCGTTGTGTTTGATAGACTTTCTGATGTTACCATCGTTATGTCTTTCACTAGATGCCTTCCAGTCGCATAGCATTTCACTGTGGTCTAGCAAGCTCATGTTGTTGATGGAGCTTCTAAGGGAAGCAGCATAGTCTTTGAGTGTTGCTACCAACTCTGGCTGTGCTTCTTCATTTAATGTTTTAACATGCTCATCCACTAGGTCTGCTTCTTTGCTGTCTACCGAGGGCCAGTGTTCTGGGTGGTGTCGGTTCTTAGCATAGTGGTGATCCAGTGCAGGACCAAGCTTAGCTTTGCTCTCGTCATATTCTGGACTCCCGAATGTAAGTTGACTAAGAAGGGGAGTCATTTCTGTGAACAACTCAACCTCTGGACTCTCTAGTTTACTCTGATCGTGCTTCTCACCTCTTCTTATTAAAGAGCACACGAACCTATTAAGGTAATTCCTTACAGTTTCGATGTGTCTAAAGGTATGAAAGCTTGCTGCTTCTTCCTCTTGTGTTAAATTAGACATAACTTCTCCTAAGATAGTCTTCCGTCTTGACAGAACCCGGCTAGAGTCTCGCAAGTCAAACTCGACATTTGTTATATTGTAGCTAGTTGAGCGACTTTTGAACCGATAATTCTCGGTTTTTTTTCAAAATAATTTTATGGAAGCTTGTTAGTGGACAAAAAAAGGGGCTCGGTGTCGCTTTAGACACCAAGACCCCTTTCTCAATTCAAATAGATTAAACAGTGGTTTCTTCGTCGCCTTCTGGGGCTGTCACGTCTTCAACTACTGGTACAACATCGGTCTCTTCACCTAAGTTGTCAAGTTCACCTCCTTCGACAACCTCAACAGGCTCTTCATCTTTAACAGTTACAATCTCAAGAACTTCAATCCCAACAAACGACGCAGGGGCCGGTGCTGTTAGATCTCCAACTTGATAAGAAGCAGATACAGGATCGCTATCGAACACACCATCATTAGCAATCACTGTTTCCGTAATGCTTGTATTCTCAGGAACCTCAACTACAACTTCTGTCTCAGCAAAAGAAACTGTCTGCTCTAAGACCGTCTCTTGAGTACTCTCGTTAATCACAATGACGCTGTACTCAACAACATCGCTAGATGGGGACTTACCCCAATAAACTCTCAACTTTGCTTTCTTCATAGAACAACTCCATAAGTAAATGCCCACAACATGAGGGGGCTTGGGAGGGAACAACCCCTCGACTAAGTGCCGAGCTAGGTATCTTATTCGTCTAAACATGCTTACCTCTTAAAGAGAGACAATAACATAACGTATACAACGCCAACAATAGAACCAGAAATCCACAAGTTGGCATTTAGGTTTGAATCTTTTTTAAGTTCAGTGTAGGACTTTAAGTGACAATATGCGGCAAGAATACCACAAACTTGTCTAAAGAATATGTTAAACACAACGCCCATGTGGGCGATAGTTGGGTCTAGTTCTTGTCCTGATAGATAGGTGTGAGACCACGCAAATCCCCAGTACAGGTTGTTTACAACGCTTCCTAGGAAGGCGATAACAACGCCGATAATCAACCACTCCATAGGGTTACTTGGGCCTGCCTTAAATACTCTTAGTGCCTCTTTGCCCCAAATACACAACACCGCAACGGCAAACACCACAGTTGGAACGGTTAGGGCAAGAGAGATTAGTGCTGATATGTCATTAAACATCAAGTTTTTCTCCAGATAGTATCTCTAGTGTTCGTTTGTGTAGGTCTCGAATGCTACCTAAATTTTCCGCAGAGACTTCCATAAATCTATCTGTCACCTCCCTAGTCGTTTGACACTGCTCTTTGCAACTTTCTTCGTATGAAGACATTAAGGTTTGTACCGCCTTGGTCTTTTTTTGCTCGCCTTTATGAAGGACGTATACGGAAAAGAGCACTATTCCAACCATAATCACCACAGAAATCAATAATTCCATTAGTTCTCTCCCTTATCCAATTCAAGCCTATTACAAATCCTATTCATGAGACTCTTCAAGTCCTCTTTCCAAGACGCGTCGGCTATCATTTGTGTGGTCTTTGTCGTCTTTTCTTGGTCTTGTCTCTCTAGAATCTTTGTAATACACTCAATAGATTGTCTGGAAATGTCCCTGTTTTCTTCTTCTAGTCTTTTATTAGAAGCGGAAAGAGATTTCACCCATAGCATCAACACAATCAGAGCACCACCGGAGCCAGTAATTAAACTGACCCAGTAAGGATCTGCCGATGATGTTTCGGCTTCTGCGATTATGTAAAACATGATTGTACCTCATCTTATTATACACCAACTATGCGTACTGAGTTTGGCAAGCTCCCCCTGAACATGCCGTTGTTTCCTCTATTTTGGTATTATCCTCTTCTTCTACCATTCCTGAATAATCGATGTCCTTGTACTCTCTTTGAAGGTCACACCAGTATTTCCAATTATTTACGTCCTTTAGACAGTATGTCATCTTTTTGACATCACCATCGAAGTATCTTTCCGCAAACTGTTTAGACCTTCTAACCCAATCATGTTGACTCCAAAGCTTTTTATAGCCTTCTTCTGCTGCAAAAACAATGAATGGGGGCACATCTGCACCTTCTTCGATGCCATTTCTTAGCTCTTTAAGCTCTTTTTCTGCCTCTTCTAACTTACCATAGTCGACCTTCCTTACACCAAGGGCCGCTTCACAAGCACTCCAAAGGTTGCCCTCAAAGGCATGTAATCCATCGGTAATCATACCAGAAGCCATTACAGAAGCATCTCCGTACATAGTAACTAGCTCTCTGGGGGTATAGATCGCCGTAAAGGGGGCCTGTTGGTAGTCCTTGTCGCCACTAATGGACAACAGGCTGATACCAGCAAAGTACTCTCTATTGGCGTAAATATACTCAGTTACGTCTTCCCACTCATCGTCTTTAACAGTAATGGTGTTAGAAACATTGTGGGATAACCAAGGCCTAGTACATCTTTCTTCTACTTTACCTGCCTCTACCCAGTGCTGTTGTGTCGATTTGACATAATCTAGCAACTGAATAGCACCAATGTCATTCTTTGTCTTTGCTCCCTTAGGAACTTCTACACAAAATGCGATCACATTGTCTGTTCCGTTGGCTGACCAAACGGACTTTTCCACGGCCAAGGGGTTCGTTTTGGTAAAGAAGGCCAGTGGAGCCTCCAGGTAGTTGCTCTGAGTGCGTCGGATGTATCTTTTGGCATGGTGGGGGTGAATGCCGCTAGAAGTCCCTAGGACGCAACTGGTGGTCCCTGCGGGCTTCACGCAAGTTGCCCTTGCGGTTGGGTTAATCCCAATAGCTTTGGCAATACGCTTGTTTTCTTCTAGGATTACTCTTGCCCCTTCCTTTTGTACCTCTGGATCAAACAATACGTCTGGATTATCCATCATGCCAGTAACAGAAATACCAAGTAGGGCTTCTTTTTCTAGGATTCGCTTACTAACGTCTCCAAGGTAGCCCATGTCAGTATAGCCAGCCTGGGCAGTCCCAATGATGGCCCCAGCTTTGCAAGCACTATAGAACCTTTCTGGGGTGTTGCAATGCTTGCCGTTAATCTCACAAAGGTTACACTGCTTAGTTAATACGTTGTTGAATGTGCATTGGTTCTTTTCTTCTTCGTATACGCAATAGGTGGTGTGCAAGCCTTGTAGCTTTGTCACAGATTGAATAATTTGCCTTCTACCTTTACTTTTCGACCTAAGTTTGACTGCATTTGGTATTTGAAGATACCAAACTGAACGTCTCCTTTCTCCAATATTTGTAATTGAACCAGCTTCGGACATTAGGTTTACACTAGAATTAACCCCAACCTTGGTCAAAAGAAGTTGACAATCTCTAATTTTACTCTCTTCGCCGTATAGTCTACATCCATCATTGGCTTTTGATCCATCTGCGTCAATCCACCCACTAACAAACTCCAATATGCAATGTTCATCCCAGGTAAATACATCTCTAGGTAGCCCTTGAGAGTATTTGAGGTCACAACTAAATTTGTTATCTAGATCTGTAAAGGTTATATGAGCGTGTTCTAAAGCGTATTTTTCATTCGGGGGCTTAGTTTCACTCTGTTTTCCTCGTAGGTTTAGCTTAAAGTCGTCTCCAAATAGGGTTGCAAAAGGAGAATGATTAGGTCTAGCCGTCCCATCTCCTAAGACAAAACCATACTCATAGGCATACTCTTCCCACCTACCTCCAGGGTTTACACAATTAACCCTGGGCGTCGATATTTTATACTTTTCACCCGTCAGCAGGTCTTTAGTCTTAACAACCCTATATTCTTGTTCAAACCTGTTTTTAACTAGCCATTCGTGATTATCGGTACAGTCTAGATAAGACCCATCAGAAAGTTCTACTCTGTATAGTTCTCTATTTTCACCTGTCACAAATGGGTTTACGGTTTTCCAGGAGTCACCATTCCAAATTTTACAATCTTTACCTACGAGATTTTTGATGTTATCAATGCCGTCCTTGGTAATTAGTTTTGTATCTCCAGAAACACAAGCCTGCCATCCGCTTTCTCCGGTCTCTACGCATACTGGGTAGAAGCCAATCTCTACACAGGGATTTACCATTAAGTCTCTATGGTCTACCCAAACAAACCCAGGCTCTCCATACTGTTTAACGAATCCCATTAGAGTCTGGAATTCTTCAAATGTCGTTTCGCCTCTAACTAGCACAGCCGAATTGTTTGAACGTCCACGCTGTGGGTTGTCAATGAACCAGTTCCCAGTCTTGGCTTTCGCCATTTCTTCGTCATCTGGGCTGAATAAACAAATAGTAGCACTACGTCTGATACCACCAGAGATAACAGCATCGCTAGCGTGCATGATGATATCATAACAGTTGATTGACTTAAATCGAGTCTGTCCTGCGGCAAGGGCATCGGCAAAAATTAGTTTGATCTTATTGAGGGCTTTTTGTAAAGGTTCGGGGCCTGGAGCCTTCCCCCTGCCGCTACCAACCTTAGCACCTTCTGGTCTAATTTCTGAGAGATCAAATTCAACATTGTATCCCTCATACTCTGGGAAGTCTCCTCCCCCATAGACACTACTAATGAAAACCCCTAGTGTATCTGCCCAGCCCTCTATGGAGTCTTCTGCCGTAAAGACTTTAGTGTGTCGACCATCGTTGTCGTTCCATTTCTTTGAGAAGCTAGGTAGTCTATCAATATGATGGTCTTGTACTGAGAACCCAGTGCCACAGCCACACAAAAGAAGCCATAGGCACTCTTGAAAGAACCGTG